GGGTTAAGACTACTGATCCAAACGGTGGTGCAAAATGGCGTATTAAAACTTGGAATGATGAAACTAAACTATGGGACGAGCAAGGCGCTCCACTATATGCATCAAACCAAGAAGCTATTTACAACCTAGACAGAGCAGCAGGCGGCGCAAACATTGGTGTAGGTACTTTGTACGTACAACATAACGCAGGCGAAACTGTAGGCTCAGACGCTGATCCGTCACTTGCTACTTTTAAAATCTTCCGTAGAGAAGTATTAGGCGCAGTAAGCATTGTATCAAGTCCTATTACAGGAACAACTTTTTCTGCACAATCATATGGTTTTACAATCAGCGAAACAGTTCCTAACAGTGCTGCACTAAGCACTAAAACTGGTAGCTTTGTTGGTGCAACAGATGCAACTACAAGTGCAGAACGTTTTGCAGCAGCAATCAACGGAATGGGCTTAATATATGTAACAGCATCTATTGATGGACAAAATCGTGTAGTTATTACTCACTCTGCAGGCGGTGACTTCCGCATTGGAGATGGTGCTAACATACCGTTTAGTACAGCAGGATTTAGTGCTTTCGTAAGCACAGGCGTTGGTACTGAAAACCTTTACGGTGCACCAGGCGGTGATACTGTACACAACTTTGTTGCAAGTGGATGGAAGTTCCTTGCTCCAACATCAAGTTCAGATAATCCAACAAGCCTAACAGCTGATGGCGCACTATGGTACAACTCTATTGTAGATGAAATCGACCTAATGGTACATGACGGTACTAACTGGAGAGGCTACAAAAATGTATTCACTGACTTCGGTGGACCGATTGTTAGTGCAACACAACCATATACAAGACAAGATGGAACATCTTCACTAAAATATGGCGACATTTGGATTAGTACAGCAGACTTAGAAAACTACCCACAAATATACCGTTACAATCTAGCAGGTACTTGGGAGTTACTAGATAACACAGATCAAACATCAGAAGACGGTGTTCTATTTGCTGATGCACGTTGGGGCATTTCAGGAGGTACACCAACTGAACTAGCACAAGCTACTATTGATGAACTATTGATTAGCGATTATCTAGATCACGATGCACCAGATCCAGCACTTTACCCACGTGGTATGCTACTATGGAACACACGTAGAAGCGGCTTTAACGTTAAAGAGTTCCGCCGTAACTATGTTCCACTAGTTGAAGAAAACCTACGTGGTACAGATGACGGTACTTCAATGAGCAACTACTATCCACATCGTTGGGTAACAGTTTCAACTAACAACGAAGACGGTTCAGGCGCATTTGGACGCAAAGCACAGCGTAAAGTTGTTGTAAGAGCACTACAAGCTCTAGTTAACAGCAATGAGCGTATGCGTGATGAAGAAGGTCTAAACTTTAACTTAATATCTTGCCCAGGGTATCCAGAACTTATCGGCGAAATGGTAAGTCTAAACGTTGACCGTGGACTAACATCGTTTGTACTAGGCGACACACCATTTAGACTAGGCTCAAGCGGTACAGAGCTTACTAACTGGGGTAACAACATTGCAGGAACATTCGAAGACAACGACGAAGGTCTTGTTACATCAGACGAATATCTAGGCATTTATTACCCAAGTGGATTTACTAGCGATAACGCAGGTAACAACATTGTTGTTCCAGCATCGCACATGATGATGCGTACTATAGCACTAAGTGACCAAGTTAGCTACCCATGGTTTGCACCAGCAGGTACAAGACGTGGTGGCATTTCTAACTGTTCAGCAGTTGGCTATGTAAATAGCGAAGGTGAGTTTAGTACAGTAGCACTTAACGAAGGACAGCGTAACGTTCTTTACAATGTAAACGTTAACCCGATTACATTTATTACAGGTAGTGGTGTTGTATGTATGGGTCAGAAGACTCGTGCAAGAAACGCTTCTGCACTAGATAGAATCAACGTTGCAAGACTTGTTGTTTATCTACGTAGGCAGCTTAATGCTCTTGCTAAGCCTTACATCTTTGAACCAAATGATAAAATCACACGTGATGAGATTAAGCAGCAAGTAGAGAGCTTAATGCTTGAACTAGTTGGACAACGTGCGCTATATGACTTCCTAGTTGTATGTGACGAGTCTAACAATACTCCAAGCAGAATCGACCGTAACCAGCTTTACATAGATATTGCTATCGAACCAGTCAAAGCAGTAGAGTTTATTTACATTCCACTACGCTTGAAAAATACCGGTGAGATTGCGAGCCTTGGATAAGCTAAATACTATTAAGATAAACAGGAGCAAATAATGGCTATATCAACTCTTTCAAAGTTTACAGTTCCTCTAGCTAGCAGTGATTCTGCTAGCAACCAGGGCTTATTGATGCCAAAGCTACAGTATCGCTTTCGCCTTACTTTAGAAAACTTTGGAGTATCAACACCAACAACAGAACTAACAAAACAAGTTGTAGACGTAACTCGTCCTACAGTAGGTTTTGAACAAATGACACTAGATGTTTACAACTCACGTGTTTACCTAGCAGGTAAACACAGTTGGGAACCTATTACAGTTAACTTGCGTGAAGATGTAAACAACAATGTGCAAAAACTAGTCGGCGAGCAGCTACAGAAGCAGTTCGACTTTTACGAGCAATCAAGTGCAGCATCAGGTATTGATTACAAGTTTACAACACGTATTGAAATACTTGACGGCGGCAACGGCGCTAACACACCAACTGTACTAGAAACATTTGAACTGTACGGATGTTACGTTGAAAATGCTAACTACAACCAGTTAAGTTATTCAGCTAACGAACCAGTAAGTATTACACTTTCTTTACGTTACGATAACGCAATCCAGTCACCACAAGGTACTGGCATTGGCACAAACGTTGGACGTTCAGCAGGTTCGTTGGTAACAGGCGGCGGTTCTTAATAAACGAAAGAGTTGACTTAATAGACTAGGGGGATCTTGTGATCCCTCTTTTCTTATTAAATGCTCATATAAAATAAAGGATAAATATTTATATGGCAAACAAACTTAACGGATTCTTAGATAACTTAACAAACGGTGTCCTAAACCCTAAAGGGAACATGGGAGACTTTCAGCATGCTGCAAGACTATTTACAGATGACTTCTTCCGCCTGGCTCCAAAAAATAAGTTTGTATATCACGTTGTATTCAATATAAATCCAGCAGTTCCGAATGTTAGATTTGACAAGTTAGAACTAAACATGCTTGTTAAAAGTGCAGAACTGCCTAGGTTTAATCTTGACACTAGTGTAGTTAACCAATATAACAGAAAGCGTATAGTTACATCAAAGATTGATTACGAACCTGTAAGTATTGTGTTTCACGATGATAACAACAACACTACAACTGATATGTGGAAAGCATACTACAAGTATATGATTGCCGACGGCAACTATCAAGGTGTTGGATATAGTGAAGATTCAAATGGTAATCCGCAAGGCAATAACAGTGCATACTCGTTAGATGCATACGGTTCATCACCTGGTGCATACGGTCTTGATTATAATACTGCCGGAAACAAAAAACGATTTTTTACAAGTATACAAATAAGTCAACTATCGAGACATAGACATTTTACGTACACACTTATTAATCCTGTTATTGCAAGCTGGCAGCATGACACTGTAACCTCGTCAGACAGCGGAACACCTTCAGAGAGTTCAATGAGCATTGCTTACGAAGCAGTGATTTATCATAACCCAGGTACTGTTAGATCTGATACTCCGGCAGGTTTTGCTGATAGACACTATGACAAAATGCCTAGCCCTATAACACCAGCAGGAGGCGGCAGTGCTACATTATTTGGCCCAGGCGGCGTTGTTGACGGTGTTGCTAACATATTTGATTTAGTAGGCAGTGGACAGATTAGTACTGTAGGCGGACTAGTAGAAGCTATAGCTACCGGTGTTAATACAGTTAATAACTTTAAACAACTTAACAGCTCTGGTTTAGCAGCAGAAGGAAAAAATATTCTTTCGCAAAGTTTGCAAACAAATGTAAGTGTATCTGGGTTAACTGATACAGTATTTCCTACTACATCAACTAGAGCTACAACATCTGCAGATTTAAATACTAACATAACTGTTAATGCTGGTTCAACAGCAGGAAACAATGTTAGTGAGCAAACAAACAGCATTACAACAAGTATTAAAAAGTTAGATGACTTTACATTATCAACAGTGTACACAACCGAATATATTAGTGAGTTTGGCGATAGTGACATAAACACTATTAGTAGTTCATATCAAGCATTAAGCGAAAGCAGAAAACAAGATTATAGGAATCTTGCTTTAGAAAATATGCAAAGTGAGTTAAAATCAAAATGACAGTCAATACTAACCTAGAACCAAGATTTCCAGATAAAGAAACAAAAACATTTTTTAACAAGTATTATACTGCTGAGATAACATATCCAGCAAACGAAATAGATGCCGTAGTTAACTTTTTTACTAAAAGAGGATTTGACCTAAAGCCAGCAGTAAGTGTTGCTACTGTTATTTTACAGCAAGCTAAGTTAGAAAACGTACCGGTATTTGAAGTCCTTGATACACTTAAAGGATTAGACGAAGTTCAAATAAGCAGTGTTGTTGCAGAAGTTGTAAACTTGAACAGACCAATAACTAGTGTTGTAGGATCTAAAAGCAATAACAAAATACAAAGTTTAGATTATAGAAATATACTACTGTAATGTCTAGATTCGCCCAAGGAAAGTATACTCTCAAAAACCCTGAAAAGTATGCAGGAGGCAGAACTCCTACATATAGATCCAGTTGGGAGTGGGCAATGATGAAGTTCTGTGATGAAAATCCTAACGTAAGTCAATGGGCAAGTGAAGCAATAAAAATACCTTATAGAGATCCGTTTACGGGAAAATATACAATATATGTTCCTGATTTCTTTATAGCATATTCAGATAAGAACGGCAAGCAGCGTGTAGAGCTAATAGAAGTAAAACCTGCAAACCAAGCATACAAATCAAGACTTGGAAAATCAAAAGCAAACCAAGCACATTATATCAAAAATCAAGCCAAGTGGGAAGCAGCAAGAGTTTGGTGCAGACAGAAAAACATTTCATTCCGCATTATTACCGAAGACGATATTTTTCATAACGGTAAAAGAAGATAAATAATAGTAGCATATAATAGGACAATGTTATGACAAAAAAACTAGAAGAACTACTTAACTTGCCTGAAAACAAAGACATTGCGGCTGAAACAAACTCTGCGCCTGTAACAGTTAAAGAAGATATTGACGAAACATTTGATGCGTTAGCTGAGTTTGATAAAATAGCAGCAGCATTACCTAGTGTAAAAGGACTAGGCGACAAAGCAGATGCAGAGCTAGAAGACATTGCTCAACGTGCTTTAGGTGCATACGAAGATTTAATGGATCTAGGCATGAATGTAGAGAGCCGTTACAGCGGGCGTGTATTTGAAGTAGCAGGCGGCATGTTGAAAACATCTCTTGATGCAAAGACTGCAAAGTTAGATAAAAAACTAAAAATGATAGAACTCCAACTTAAAAAACAAAAGCTAGATCAAGATACAGGTTCTAGTGATGAAGGCACAGTTGTAGGCGAAGGAAAAGTAGTTACAGACCGTAATAGTTTGTTAGAGAAACTACGTAACATTGATAAATAGTATATAGGTTGGGAACGAATAATATGAAAAAGTTTACAGATTTTCTTACAGAGTCAAAAAAGACTTACACATTTAAAATAAGAGTAGCAGGAGAACTTCCTGAAGCATGTGAAGATCGCATTGAAGCTGCTCTACAAAAATACAGCGTACTAAACATGTCTAGTGCTAGTAAAACTCCTATTGTAGAAAGACCATTAGACTTTCCGCAGTTAACAAACTGTGAAGTACATAGCTGGGATGTTGAACTAGAATACCCAACTACATCTATGCAGCTAGAACAGTACCTAAGAGAAACTTGTAAGATTGCACATTCACATTTGATTGTTCGTAACCCAAATGAACCACAAGAAGAATATCAAGATACTAACGAAGAAACAACATACGAAGCTATGTTAGGAACTGAAGATATGGGCGGCGAAAGCGCACAAGAATCAGTAGGACAAAGCAGAGTAATGGACTTACTTAAAGAACTAGAAGTTGCACGTAAAGAAAATACTCATGATCCAATCGACAGTGTCCAAAAAGCACCGGAGGCAGAATAATGACTACTATTAAAGACATGATTCAAAAAATGGATCAAATCGAAGGAAGTGCAAAAAGCACATCAACTATTACTGAAGCAAGTTTAAACATTAGTGCAAACGCAGAATCAGCAGCTGAAGTAGGTGAACTACTACGTGTATTATCACTAGGCGGAGTTGAACAACATATTGATATGCCAATGGCACATGATGCTATGCATACTGATGTAGACTCACATAACAGCGATTGCGGCTGTGGCCAATGTGGCGGTGCAGAAGAAGAACCAATGGCATTGCCTGCTCCAGATGACCGCGAAATGATGAAACGTCAACTACTTGCAATGGATGGTATGGACAAAGACGTTGAAGAAGACTACGAAAACGAACCAGAAGAAGAATATCAAAGCATGTCAGATCAACTAAAGTCTGGCAACGACATTCACAAGCGTAAGCAGCAGTTTGCTAAAGCACAAGACGGCGATAATGCAATGGCTGTTGAAAGTATTAAACAAGCACTAGAGCTTGCACTTGAAGCTAAAAAAGATTCTAAGAAAAAGCCAGACGCTGACGGCGACGGTGTTCCAGACTGGGCAGACAAAAACCCTGGTAAAGACGACAACGCCGAAGACGACGAAGATTAAAATCTAAAAAAAGTCAATAGGGCCTTCGGGCCCTATTTTTTTGAGTAAATAGATATATGAGTAAATCACTTGACGGTGTCTTAACTAAAAAGGCAAATCAAAAAGAATCGTATACAGAAGAACAAGTACAGGACTTAATGCTGTGCATGGATCCTGACAACGGCTATCTGCATTTTGCAAAAAACTTTGCTTACATACAACACCCTGTAAAAGGTAAGTTGCTGTTTGCACCATTTGACTATCAGTTAGGTCTAATGGACACATACCATAACTATCGCTTTAACATTAACATGATGCCAAGACAGACAGGTAAAACTACTTGTGCTGCTATTTACTTGGCATGGTATGCAATGTTTAATCCAGATCAAACTATTCTTATTGCTGCCCACAAATATACAGGTGCGCAAGAGATTATGGCACGTATACGCTATGTGTATGAAACTTGTCCTGATCATATTAGAGCAGGTGTTACGTCATATAACAAAGGTAGTATTGAGTTTGAAAACGGATCGCGTATTGTATCGCAAACAACAACAGGCAACACAGGACGTGGTATGTCTATCTCACTACTATACTGTGACGAGTTTGCGTTTGTGCAACCTAACATTGCGGAAGAGTTTTGGACTTCGATATCACCTACACTAGCAACAGGTGGTCGTGCTATTATTACAAGCACACCTAACTCAGACGAAGATACATTTGCTACTATTTGGAAACAAGCAGAACAACGTTTTGACGAACATGGCAACGAAACAGATACAGGCGTTAACGGCTTCCGCTCATTTATGGCTAGTTGGGATGAACACCCAGACCGCGATGAAGAATGGAAAGCAGCAGAGATTGGACGTATCGGTGAAGAGAAGTTCCGTCGTGAATATGGCTGTGAGTTTTTAGTATTTGACGAAACACTTGTTAACAGTCTTACGCTTTCTAATATGGCAGGAATAGATCCTGTAATGCGAATGGGTCAAACACGCTTTTATAAAAATATTAGGAAAGATGGAATATACGTAGTAGCACTTGATCCTGCTATGGGTACTGGCGGAGACTATGCTGCTATACAAGTGTTTGAACTTCCTAGTTTTAAACAAGTAGCCGAATGGCAACATAATCAAACAGCAATACCTGAACAAATAAGAGTTGTAAGAGAAATAAACAGATACCTGGCAGAAACATGTGGTCCAGAGAATGTATACTGGAGTGTAGAAAATAACTCAATAGGCGAAGCATGCTTGTTAGTTATTAAAGACTTAGGTGAAGAAAACATTCCAGGATTGTTACTAAGTGAGCCTATACGTAAAGGACATGTACGCAAGTTCCGCAAGGGATTTAATACTACACACAAAACAAAGATAAGTGCTTGTAGTAGATTAAAAAGTTTAGTAGAAGGACAGAAACTAACACTGTACTCTAAACCTTTAATATCAGAACTTAAAACTTTTGTAGCACAAGCAACTAGCTTTAAAGCAAAGTCAGGCACCCACGACGACTTAGTTAGTGCTACATTACTTGCTATTAGAATGATGCAAGTGTTAGCAGAATGGGATTCGAGAGTGTACTCTCAGTGGGGCGCAGCAGTTGGCGCTTCTGGCATGGACGGAGACGAAGAGTTTGATGCTCCAATGCCTATCTTTATAAGTGGCGGATTTGGATAAATACTTTACTATGATAAACTTGAATGAAATAGCAGACGATCTGTTTAATAAAATACGTAGCCGTTATACAAGTGTAACAATGGGCGACGAGAATGGAAAAGTGACTAGCGAACCATCGTTAGCACGTTTTATTGATTTTGAATATAAATCAGGTGCAGAAACACTTGGGCATGTTAATGTAAGTTTAAGTGAAGACGAAGGACTTGTAGTTTATTATAGTACAGAGTTCGTAAGTGAAGAAAGTGCTGAAGTACAAAAAGACTGGTACAACTTCCTTAGAGAACTTAGAGTGTTTAGTAAAAAACGTATGCTAAACTTTGATACTAGAGATATTACTAAGAGTAACTTAGATAAAAGAGACTACCAGTTCCTAGCAAAAAACACCGGAGAGACCCAAATGAGCGAATCAAAACTTCACGGAACGTCACGCAGAAGTTATCAAGATCTAGGCGGCGCAACACTAATGGTTACGCACAGCAAGCCTGTTAATACCGAAGTACCAGGCGGACGTTCAATGTATATTGAAAATATTTTTATTGAAAATGCTGACGGCGAGCGTTTCAAGTATCCACTAAAGCACTTGAACGGTGCAAGAGCTTTAGGACGCCATATTGCTAATGGCGGAACTCCATATGATTCATTTGGTAGTCATATTGTTGAAATGAGTACAGAGCTAGGTAAGCTACGCAAGTTTAAAACGTATCTAGGACGTTCAGGTGTAATGGCAGAAGCAATGGGTCCTGTTTCTGATCGTGTTAACGAACGTATTGAAGAAATCAAAAAAGAAGTACAACAGCTACAACGTGAGTCGTACTACAAAGAAGTTATTGAAGGTTTTGAAGGCCGCGAGCTATCAGAAGTTCCTGAAGAAGTGTCAACTACTTGGGTAGAAGCACTTACTATCAAAACATTTGAAGAAGAACTAAAAGATGTTTTTCCATACATTTACAAACTAGTAGGCGAAGCAAAAGAACTAGGTCCTGAAGATTTAGAAGAAGGCTTCTGGGGCAAGCTAACAGCAAACTCAGTTGAAGACTGGGCAGAAGAATATGAAAGCGGTCCACTAGGTGACGCATCAAGAACATTTATTGCAATGCGTGACAAATACAAAGGCACAGAATGGGAAGCTCAAGTAGCATGTCGCATTAAATCATTTGAAGACTTTGTTACTATTAAAGAGCGCATGCCACAAGGTGCAAATGGTCGTCCATTAATGCCACAAGAGCCAATGGACTGGTTAGAAACAAACGGCAATCACAAGTGTGCAAGTGCAGGACAAAACGAAAGTTATGAAGACGCTCTAGAATCTGCTATTGCTAGTGTAACTAAAAAATACGAAGTTACAGAAAGTAATGCAGTGTTTAGTGACGATGAAGGCGAATCTGAACAAGCACTTAAAAAGCTACAATCATTAGTAGGTGATCATTTTCCTGCTGGTGTTGATGGTATGAATGCTATTGAAAGTTTACAAGGACTTATTGATGATCCACAACTTAACGATATGTTTAAGAAGGTTGGAGAAAAAGATGCAGACATGTGTGTACGTCCGTTGGTAAACAAGTTTATTAAAGCAAAGAATCCAGAACTGTTGTCAAAACTAGACTTTGGCGACATGACATCTAATACTGAGCCAAAAGAAACAGATGTTACTGTTGGCAAAGACGGCGCATTGGCATTAGATGGCGAAGAAGAACAAAAGACACCATTAGGCGAGTTTATTTTAAGTTACTATGATCGTGAAACAGGACAGTTTCCAAAAGGCGAAACAGCAGTACTAACAGCAGTTGAAAAAGACTACGGTGATCAGTATGTAAAACCTGCACAAGCATTTATTAGTAAAGTAAACGAAAGATACAGTGCATTTAAAGAAGCACAAGAAGAAACAGTACAAAATACAGGCGATATTAACAGAATCAAAGGACTAGCTGGACTTTAATAGTTTGGCTAATCTTTGAAAAGTTTTTCAAGTTTTTCTTCAAAAAAGGCTTGACATAGAAAGTAGTAGAGTGTATTATTATACTGTGCTACAAACAAAGGCACAAGTAACAATGTTGTTACACAGGCACATAGGCATAACATTTAGGAGGCACTAACTATGGCATCATTAGCAGAAATCCGAGCAAAGCTCAAAGAACAAGAGAACCGTTCATCAGGTAACTCAAACGCACCCGGCGACAGCGCCATTTACCCATTTTGGAATATTAAAGAAGGCGAGACAGCAACGCTTCGCTTCCTTCCTGATGGTAACACAAACAACGACTTTTTCTGGGCAGAACGTTTGATGATCAAACTTCCTTTCAGTGGCGTTAAAGGCGAAACTGATTCACGTCCGGTACAAGTACAAGTTCCATGTATGGAAATGTACGGAGAATCATGTCCAATCCTTGCAGAGGTACGTGGCTGGTTTAAAGATCCAAGTCTAGAAGATATGGGTCGTAAGTACTGGAAAAAACGTTCTTACATCATGCAGGGCTTTGTAACAGATAACCCTTTAAATGAAGATTCAAACCCTGAGAATCCGATTCGACGTTTTATTATTGGTCCACAAATCTTCCAGATTATTAAACAATCACTTCTTGATCCAGACATGGAAGAGTTGCCAACAGATTTTACTGCTGGTATTGACTTCCGTCTTAACAAAGGTTCAAAAGGAGGCTATGCTGACTACGGTACATCAACTTGGGCACGTCGTGAACGTCCACTAGGTGATGCAGAAATGAACGCAGTTAACACACACGGATTGTTTAATCTAAGTGACTTCCTACCTAAAAAGCCAGGTGAAGTAGAACTTAAAGTTCTTACTGAAATGTTTGAAGCATCAGTAGATGGCGAACCGTACGATCCAGATCGTTGGTCACAGTACTTCCGTCCAGCAGGCATGCAGGCACGTACAGGCGATCCTACTAAAGCTGCAAGCCCTCAAGCAACTGCGGTAAGCCAAAGCGCACCTGCTCCACAAGCAGCACCTGCGGCAGCACCAGTAGCAGAAGAGGCACCTTTTACTCCAGACCCGGCACCAGCAGCAGCACCAGCAGCAGCACCAGCAGGTGATGGCGGTAATGCGCAAGACATTCTTGCAATGATTCGCGCACGTCAAGGTCAGTAATACTAAAAGGGTTGCAGTCTTAAGGATTGCAACCCATTTTGCTTTTTAGATTAGGAGAATAATATGGCGAATAAATCATTCGACCCTACGAAGTTTCGAACTTCATTAACGAAGTCTATTTCAGGTATGAGTGCAGGATTTAACGATCCGCAAGACTGGATTAGTACTGGTAACTACGCACTCAACTATCTACTAAGTGGAGACTTTAACAAAGGCATTCCGCTAGGTAAAGTTTCAGTATTTGCAGGCGAATCAGGTGCAGGCAAGTCTTACATTGTGTCTGGTAATATTGTAAAGAGCGCACAAGAGCAAGGCATCTTTGTTGTTCTTATTGACTCTGAGAACGCACTTGATCAAACATGGCTAGAAGCATTAGGCGTTGATTGTAGCGAAGATAAGTTGCTAAAACTTAACATGGCTATGATCGATGATGTTGCTAAAACTATTTCAACATTTATGAAAGACTATAAAGCAATGCCTGAGGAAGATCGTCCTAAAGTATTGTTTGTAGTTGACTCGCTTGGTATGCTTATGTCGCCTACAGAACTTAATCAGTTCGAAGCAGGTGATATGAAAGGTGATATGGGTCGTAAGGCTAAAGCACTGAAAGCACTTGTAACTAACTGTGTTAATATGTTTGGTTCATACAATGTAGGTATGTGTGTTACTAACCACACTTATGCATCACAGGATATGTTTGATCCAGATGATAAGATTTCAGGCGGTAGTGGCTTTGTATATGCATCAAGTATGGTTGTAGCAATGAAAAAACTAAAACTTAAAGTAGATGCAGACGGCAACAAAACATCACAAGTACATGGTATTAGAGCAGCGTGTAAGGTAATGAAAACACGTTATGCTAAACCGTTTGAAGGTGTACAAGTTGAGATTCCATACGAAACAGGTATGAATCCTTACTCAGGTATCTTTGATTTGCTTGAAGGCAAGGGTATGCTTGAAAAGCAAGGCAATCGTTACAAGTACATTACTAGCGACGGGGAAGAGATGCTTGAATACCGTAAAGCATGGACTGGCGACAAACTCGATATTGTTATGGCAGATTTTATTAAACGTGAAAACGAAATGGTAAATACCCCAGAAGTTGACGAAGAAGCAACTGAAGAACAAATCGAGGAGACCGCAAATGAATGATGAAGAACAGATTGTAGAAATATGGAATCTGTTTAAACCCTACATTGATAAAAAACAGCTCAATATTATTGCTGAAAAATATATTGACTTTTTAGTTGATGCAGGAACACATGACGAAACTCTAACGTCAAGTTTAGGACATAGTCAGAGTTTAGATAATGCTATTAACTATTATCTAGATTTAGAAGACGAAGTTCGAGACGATGACGACTTTGATGAATACGAGGATTAATAATGGGCTGGTACAGTAAAGTTAGTCGTGACATTTCTGAAATACCTTCAGCAGTACAATACTTTGAAAATGAGTTAGCTACTGCAAAAACAGAATGTAAACTACGTGGTAATGTAGAAAAAGCGGCAGCCGAAATGCCAGGCATTGTTGAACATCGTTTTAATCAGCTTCAAGAGATTGAAGCAATCCTAAACTACTTAAACATCGAGCTACGTAGGTTGCGTAGCTCGTACTTTAAGAAGTATCTCGAAAACTATCAACGAGCTCTGTCAAGCCGTGACGTTGAAAAATACGTTGACGGTGAGGCAGACGTTGTTGACTATGAAAAGATTATCAATGAGTTTGCTCTAATGCGTAACAAGTGGTTAGGTGTACTTAAAGCACTTGATCAAAAGCAATGGCAAATCACAAACGTAGTTAAACTACGTGTAGCAGGAATGGAGGATGCATCACTATGAGATGCGAAGCATGTGGTACAACACTTAATAAGGGATTTTATACTTGTAAAGGTTGTGGTACAAAAAATATCCCACCGCCGTCTTTTGAAGACGAGTTTCCTTTATTATACGGCATATGGACGATTGTGTGTGGATTGGCCGGTTTAGGAGTAGCTAGTGCAGGTATGTTTTTCTTTTTTGATTGGCTAGGCGTTATTGGTTTATTTTTAGTTCTAGGTCTTTCTGTATTTGCTCTAGTAAAGAGTAGTAAGTCTACTAAAAACGATTATTAACAAGCAGTAAGTCAATAATCATGTTTACAAGTTTGCTATTGTGTAAATATTTACATGAGCAAAGTTGTATTAGTCACAGGCGGATTTGATCCATTACATAGTGGGCATATTGCCTATTTTAAAGCAGCACGAGATTTAGGCGATCACCTTGTAGTAGGTGTTAACAGTGACGATTGGCTTACCCGTAAAAAAGGTAAGCCTTTCATGCCTTTTAGCGAACGTGTTGCTATTATAAAAGAACTTGCATGTGTTGACGAAGTTATTGGGTTTAACGATAGCGATAACAGTGCATGTAACGCTATAGGTCAAATCTTAGCAACAAAAGGGTCTCAGTGGAAAGTTATTTTCTGCAACGGAGGCGATAGAACAAAGTCAAACATCCCTGAATATAAAACTTATAAAGATCATCCTGATGTAAGTTTTGCCTGGGGTGTTGGCGGCATTGATAAAAAGAATAGTAGTAGTTGGATACTCAAAGATTGGAGTCAACCTACTACAGAACGTGCTTGGGGTAAGTACACTGTACTAGACAAAGGCGAAGGCTGGCAGGTTAAACAACTTGAGTTCGAAGCAGGAAAAGCACTAAGTGACCAAAGACACTTTACCCGTTCAGAACACTGGCATGTCATTGAAGGTAATATTGAAATAACATTGCAATATGACGGCGAAGCAAAGCAAACATATATAGTGCCGCAAGGACACAGTTTTGACATTCCTGCGCTATGCTGGCACAAAGCAGTTAACAATGACGAGACGCCTGCACGAGTTATTGAAGTTTGGATGGGCAACAATCTAACAGAAGATGATATAGAAAGAAGAGATTAATGAAAGTATTTGTAGGATATGATCCAAGAGAAGATATTGCATATCAAGTATGTAAACATAGTATTATAAGCAAACAACCAGAGGCAATCGTACGTCCGTTGGTGCAAAAAGAACTTCGAGATGCAGGCTGGTATAATCGCCCTGTGGACAAACTTGCAAGTACTGAGTTTACATTTACACGCTTCTTAGTGCCAGAACTAATGAACTTTAAAGGCTGGGCATTGTTCATGGATTGTGATATGATCTTAACAACAGATATTAAAGAACTATTTGATCAAGCAGACGATTCAAAAGCAGTTATGTGTGTACAACACGACTACACACCCAAAGAAGGTATAAAGATGGACGGTCAAAAACAAACAGTCTATCCACGTAAGAACTGGTCAAGTGTAGTATTGTTTAACTGTGCGCATCCTAGTAATAAAAAACTTACACAAGATATGGTAAACGATATAGAACTTAACGGCGCTTACTTTCATAGATTCAGTTGGCTCAAAGACGAAGAAATCGGGGAGTTGGATCATACTTGGAACTACCTAGTAGGAGTGTACGACGACATTGAAACTCCTAAACTAATACACTATACAGAAGGCGGCCCTTGGTTTGAAAACTATCGCAACTGCGAGTTTAGCCTCCGCTGGAAAGAAGAACTAAAAGACATGATGGACATATGATAATACTAGATTCAAACGACTCTATACTCGAACTTTGGCGTAAAGGCACAAACGGAACGTTCACGCACATTGAACAGATGCATTTGTTAGACAAGTCTATACCAGTTGCTCTTAGAGGAATGACTAAACGTAAAATAATGGCACGTTGTAAAGAAGAAGGACGTGACTATTATTATATTGATACAGGCTATCTAGGTAACTTAGGCAAGCGCAAAGACTTCCATAGAGTTGTAAAAAATAATGTACAACATCTAAATCCTATTGAGGTTCCGGATGACCGATATAAAGCATTGGTAAAACATACTAACGAATGGCCTATATACTTTCCTGGTTGGCGCAAAGGCGGTAACAGTATATTAGTAGTAACTCCAAGTGAAAAGCCGTGTAAGTATTACGGCATTACTAGAGACGAATGGCTTTCGTCTACATTAGAAACTTTAAAGAAACATACAGACCGTCCAATCATTATTAGAGATAAACCTCCACGTAGAGAACGTGTAGGCGACAGCAGTATCTACAGACAAATGGTAGATGAAAAGGTATTTGCAGTTGTTACATATAATAGTATTGCTGCAACAG